CGTCGATCCATCGCCAATCTTTACTTTGTTTGTATCTGTCTCTACACCGAACTCACCGCTGAGCAGTGTTGGGTTCGCGGATGTCCATCCAGCAGCTGTGTCACGCCGCTGCTGCATCTGTACTTGTACAGTTGTAGCGGCCATTAACTAGCTCTGCGTAGCATTCAGTATAAGTGTAGCTGTTGCGGAATCAGTGCCGTTCAAGATAAACGGTGCCGTACCAGAGAAAACAAACTCGCTGAACGCTGTCTCTGCAGGCAGAATCGCTGGACCTCCATCCAAAATGAAGCTGATGAAGGTTCCTCGCAACAACCGCAGAGATACGGTCACGTTGTAGTGCAACCCTGTGTGTTCTTCTGTAGGAGTTTCGGCGTAGCGATACTCGCTGTCTGACTGCGCAACGGAGACGCCGCCCCAGATGGCCAATGGTGCGGTAAACGATCCGTGCGTTCCGCCAACGTCGTTGTAGTGATCGCGTATCTGCTGAACCTGGGTTTGGTTTAAGCCTCTGTAGGTCAGCTGCAGGTTTTGGCCGTTAATGTAGTTTGAATGCCTAAATCGAATTGGACCAGCGCCGAAAACGCTGTACTCACTAACATTTGCACGCCCTTGGTCGTAAGTTATTGAGTTCGGTACTAACGTCGGAAACGCCACGCTACACCTCGTAAGGCGGTATCAATTGCAATTCTACGGAGACTGTGATTGACCCTGGCTCGTAGGATACTTCAGGCGGACCAGCGTAAATCCATTGGTAGCCGCTAGGAAAACTTAGACCTGACCCTTGTAATACAATGCTCGGTAGGTCAAACGGTTGGAACCTGTTGTTTACACCGTAGTGCTTGAATATCTCGTCTTGTTGCTCAGCCGTGGAGTTGATGAAAGTCATACGGAGTGTATGGTTTACAGCGGCATTGGTACGCCGTACGCTGACTTCATCTCCATTAAGAGTTTGAGCCTGAATTGCTGCGTACGATCCAGGTGTGTATGAACGGCTTTGTGGGTTGTAAGAAGGAAAATCAGACATTAGTAAACACACCCAACTGAGTAATTCCAGGCAGTGCCACCAGTAGGAGCATAGACAGTAACGGTGATGTAAGGATCAGGACTTGTTTTAGTGATGGATACAGTCACGTTCGTACCGCTTACAAAACCTGTGTCGTAACTCGCTGCTCCCGAGATGACAAAACGATCTTGGATTGTGTAGGCCGTCCAGGTGAAGTCGAACGTGCCAAGGCCGGTACCCACGTTAATGACCTTGGTAAAGGTGCCTTGGTTGCCTGCATCACCACCGCCGGGGCAATCAATGATCTCGTCAAATATGTCAACAGTGTCGGAGTCAACGCAAACTCCGTAACCACTTGCGTAAGCCGGATCGGGGCAGCAACCTTCTGCATAAACACGAACACCTGCCTGCTGGGCTGTAGTGCTGACGATGTAAGGCTGTGCAACACCTTGAGCGACCTGTGTTCTTTCGCCTGTGTTGATGTCGATCAAGTACCAGGTGATCCTTGCGTTCGGGCAACCTGGGTTGAAAGTCAGAGTATCGCCAGCCGTTGGCGTTCCGCTGTAGCCCTGAATTGAAGGCGTAATTGGTTCTTCAATAGGATCTGGCGGGTTATTGATGCCGCCGGGATACGACGGTTCTTCTGTTGGATCAGACGATCCATCACCGTTGTCGTAGTTCGGGCTGCTTGGGTCGCTTGGTTGCGGAAGGTTGTAATTCGTATCGCTAGAACTAGGCGCGTTGATAGGTACTGAAGTCGTCGTGCCAACAGTTGTCGTATCAGTAGAGCTGTTCACGTCACAATCAAAAGCGCCTTCACCAATAGAAATCGTTCCAGTTGGACCCGTTGCCGCATTCACTTCGCGGGCAATCTTGCTTCTACCTTGCGAATCAATCGGAAAATGAGTTAGGTCATAAACCAGATAGCTTTCCAGCGTCTTGTCGATCCGTTCAATCTCGTAAACGTAATCATGGAAAGAAACTTCACCAGCAGCGTTCTCACGGCGCAACCTGACCCGAACAATATCGCCAACGACCAGCAGACTGTTGTAGTTCTTCTCGCGGACCTTGATACGCAAATGATGCGTCACATATTTCCGTGTCGCCAGTGCATACGCACCAACCTTTGCTGCGTGGTTTGATGTTGTGCAAAATCCGCTCAGGTCAATCTGTATGTATGGTCCGTTAGCCGCCTCGCCTGTGTAACGGACTTCCGTCGAGCGTACCAGGGAAAAATTGTTGCCCGCTTGTTGCTTCCACAGCACCGTAAAGCAAACAGGTGTTCTGTCTTCGATGGCGATGTATTCGATCTCGAAGCCATCGGGAGTAATGTGGTCTTCGGTGAATGTGTAGGAAGGTGTGATCGTTGTCGTGTCGATCAGATGTGTAGCCGTAACGTAGGGCAAGCGTGGTCTCAAGCCGAACTTGCCGTTGGTTTGCGTCAGGCGCAGCAGGAAGTTATATGAGGTATCTTGAAGCCAATCCTGTAAATTCTGGCTATCAGAAAGTTGGCCGTTAAAGAACAGACCATTCGCATCGGTAAACTTCGCCGCTGTAGTCAGTGCGGCTGTGTCGATTAGATCGTCACCTACACGCTCACTCTTCTCCAGCAGATACTTTGCAAGGTCAACAAAATTATCGGACGGACCAGCGGTGCTGTCTACGAGTCGCGTTACTCGGATGCCGCTGCGAACGAAGATAAAAATTTGGCTGGACCATGTATTGTCACCTTCGCCAACGCTGCTTTCAAAGCTAAACGTGGTCATATCGTCGTACGATCCACCCGTTCCAACGAAAGATGGCGTACTCCAAGTGCCGCTTGACAGGAGCGTTATATCGTTTGTTGGGTTCCAGTTTCCGGCTCTGGCGTCATACGCTTGGTTTAGAGTTGTACCTAATCTGCAGCTGCGCTGGAAAACGTCACGGACTTGCGTCTGACCAAGCTGGCCCTGACTTAAAACAAGCAGATATTTGTACTGAAGAGTTGTGTTGACAGCCTGGTTTGAGAAGTAGCCTTCGGTTGCCTTCGGTGCAATGAAAACACCGCCTTGCTCGACGGAATTAACCGTGCGACGACGGCCAAACACAATCGGGATTGGTTCACCTAGCTTTACCGACTCCTGGGATGCTTGCGGTGATAAACCGCCCAGTGCAGCAGCGTCCTTCAGCTTGTTGACAGACAAGCCAGTCTGAGAGGACAGCAGAAATAAAGGATCGGTGAATTTGATCTTCATGCTCTAAGCGGAGCCCCGACAAGAAAGCTGTTGTAAGTGCGCGGTGGAATCTGCGCTCCAATGGGAGCTAGTGCTGATCCTAACTCGATTTGTAGCGCCGTAAAATTACCGTTCATGTTGCGGACATAACCCACGAATTGACCGACGAGTGTCTGTCCAGTCTGCGGCGCTGTATTCCCTAATCTGTTGTCGAACTCGTAGACAGAGACTTCGCAGAGGCGGTCAAAATAAGCAGCCCTTAGAAATTGGGTGATTACTTCGTCAGTGGCTGGAACGGTGATGTTCACGGTCGCTCCACCGATGGCGGAGCTTTCGGAGATGCCCTCAAATTCAAAGGGGTAGTACTCGTAGTTTTTGCTGCTGACAGTGACCGTTGTATTGAGGTAGTAGTTTTGCCAGAGGATGTGGTCGGAGCCGCCTGAGGCGTAAAGCCTCAGGTACTGCGCTTGGGCTCTGTTACTCATCGCTGGACACCCATGTACTGGCGGGCTCCGTAGCTACGGTTTGATGCGCTAAAGGAACTGGCGAGATCCATCAGTCCTTTCTCGAACTGGGCCATCGTGACGTAGTTCGTTCCACCCTGCTGCATGACTGGGCCGGTCTGGACGTTGATTGGTCCGACATAACCACCTTCAGCGTAGCGGGGGATTGCAGCCGCTCCACGGGCACCCATCATGTAGTTGGTTGCGAAGGCTGCGGCCTTGCTCTCGGGGATGATGTACTCGGGGCCGCCTTCACCGACCATGCCGATGTGCGGCCTGTTGACGAAACCGCCTTGGGCATAGGCAACCTGCCGAGGCTGAACTTGCCGATGCTGAACTTGCCGATGCTGAAGCCGATCCTGAACTTGCTGATGCTGAACCTGCTGACTCTCAATCCGTCTTTCCTCCACAATTTTTTGCTTATTCCGTTTCTTTTGTGCTTCCACAAGTGCCGAGACCATCTCTTCGGGGGATCTGAATCTGGCCCTGTCCAGTACTGCTTTCCTGACGTCCTCGTCGATTGGTATGCCGGTGGATATTGTAAAAGTTTTGGTAGCGCCTAATTCGCCTCTCTCGAAGGCAGTTTTTTGGTTCTTCGCAGCATTGGCGGCTCGCTCCATGTTTGAGGCGTACTGCCCAGACTGAGTTGCCAAGGAGTTCATGCTGCCCTTTTGGCTGTTGAGGAAAATTGCCATCCTCTCTTGCTGGCGAGCAGTTTCCAAGGCTTCGATCTTGCCCTGGTACGCATACCGTGCTGACTGCTGCTGGAAAGCAGCGATCTTTCGGGTCGTCGCAAGGCTGTGGTCAGCAGCCCGGTTCATGTCCTCAACTACTTGTAAAGTTGACTGCTCCTGCTTGTTGATTCGACCTAGAGCAGCATTACGGCGGTCAGCGTCTTGGATCGCTTCCGCTTCAAGTCGAACTTGCTCAAGCTGCAGCTTGATTTGCTGTTCCTTCAGCTTGATTTGAATACGTTCCTGTTCTGCCTTGGAGACGGACAGCTTGATGCTGGTCAGCTGGCTCTCGTACTCAAGCTTTGCCTGCTCTTTTCTCTTTTCAATAATGATGTTGTTGAGCTTGATCTTGTCGAGGAAGTGCTTGGCTTCCTCTTTTTGACGTTCCAGGCGGCCAATTTGCAGATTTAGCA